GATGCATTACCTGCAAGACCCTGAACACCTGTAGGACCTGTTACTCCTGTTGCGCCAGTATTTACGGCTGAACCTGGTATGCCCTGAATACCTGTAGGTCCCGTCGGACCTATTCTACCCGTTGGTCCTGTTGTACCCGTTGAACCGGTGTTTGAGGCGATACCTGGTGGTCCTATTGGACCAGTTGTACCTGTTTCGCCAGTATTTCCTGTGTTACCTGTTCCGCCTGTTTGTCCCGTTGTTCCTGTACGTCCGATTGAGCCCGTTGTACCTGTAGCTCCTGTGTTTGAGGCTATACCAGGCGTACCTTGGACACCGGTAGGACCTGTTTTTCCTGTTGCTCCTGTATTTGTGGCGGAACCGGCGGGTCCTGTTGAACCAGTAGGACCCGTTGTGCCAGTGTCACCTGTTGGTCCTGTGTAGCCGTGGTTATCGTAAATGTTTACCATGTAGTCAAAATTTCCCAAGTACTGACTTGTTAAACCCTGGATGTTTATGATATTGTTAATAACTATTATACCTGTTTCAGGGTCATATGTATATACTATTCCCTCAAATCGGATAGTTGGGTCAATCGAATTATATACTATTACAGAGTTGCCTAATCTATACGAAAGTAATGGGTCTACAAATAGTTGTACATTGCCTGCAAACGGATACAAATCATTTACCTGTGGAGCCTGTGTATTGTAGCGGTCTCCTTGCGTACCTGTTAGCCCCGTTGCGCCTGTATTTGAAGCTGTACCTGGCGCACCAACGGGTCCGGTTGGTCCTGTTGTACCAGAATTTCCTGTTGCACCAGTATTTGTAGCGTAGCCGGCAGGTCCGGTGGTGCCAGTAGGTCCTGTTGTACCAGTAGAACCTGTTGCACCCTGAATTATCCAAGACAAACTGTATTCGCTAACAGGGAATTGCAATGTATAGGAGTTTCCAGCAACATAGTAGATGCTAAAGATAAATATTGCATTTACTTGGTCATAGAAACCTGATTGAACTTTGTAAATGGCGAAGATTGACGTATCATTGGTTTTAGTTAATTGTAGTAGTCCTGAATTTGGATATAGATTAATAGATAATAGTAGTGCGTCTAGCCAATCATAGACTAATACGCCTTTACGGTCTGTGGGATGAATTTTTATAATTGATGATAATGCGGGTGTTTGACCATTTAATACGTAACTTCCAGAATTCAGTGTTGCTAGAAAATTAGACTGAAAAAACCAGCGACGCGAATTTGCGCCGTCAATGGCACTGGCGCCAGTAATACCTGTAGCACCTGTATTTGTTGCTGAGCCCGCAGGTCCCGTTTGACCCGTTGAGCCCGTTGGTCCTGTTCTTCCGGTTGAACCAGTAGAACCAGTTACACTCAATATGTTTACGCCATTCCACAGCAAATCTAATCCTGTGCTGCTTTGCAATATTCCTGTGGTACCTGTCACGCCCGTAGGACCATGTAGAATGAGGCCATTATAAACATGTATTGTCGATACTTTTATTGTGTCATTTCTCAAGCCTTCCGTTTTATACCAGACATTATTGGTACCCGCAATAATTGTTATGTATTCGCTTGGGTAATTTAGTGTTAGTGTTGAGGCACCATTTTCAAATCGGTCAGTTACTGCTGTTAGCAGAGTCAATGAGCTTGTGGCGAAATTATTTTTTGCATCCTTGAATGTCAGAACACGCCCAACTTGACTTGCAATCTGTGGTAATTGTATTGACCCTGCTTGATTTCGCGTATCAATAAGCGTCAAGCCTGTCAAGCTCGATAATTGTGACGTCATCGGGACCCCTCTAATCTATAAATTAAAAAGTCTTTAATATACCGTCTAGTACCAAATTTAAGAAGTCCATTAAAAGGACTTCTTAAATTTATCTGTGGTCCCTGCTTAAAACTGCACATTTTGTACCTGTACATAATTTGGAGAAACAATTGTGCTTACCGTCAATGAGGAAATAACAGCATTTGATGTATTACCATTTAGTGTGTTAGAAAAGGCTGTTATAATATTTGTAGTATTAACTGTATATGAGGACATTGTTGCGGTCACGTACATTGTAGTAGAGGGACCTAAATTTAATGCGCCATTGCCCTTAAGAACGTTTTCTAAATAATAGATATCTGTAATAGCAGTGTTATAGAAGGTTGAATAGTAAAATGGAACCCAATTAAAACCATCTTTAGACGTCAATAATCCATTGTTACCATTAACATCCATTGTACCCGCCGCCCACCAAAAATCATTCAAGTAATTAATTTTGTTTACTAGTGTCATACTTCCAGTAGTTTGAGCAAACCATGACTTACCGTCGATTGACACCAATATAGTGTTTAAACCGTTTGTAGCTGAGCCGCCAATGTGCCACTGTCCATTTGCGTACTTTACAGAATTACCAAATCCGAAATTTGTTGGAATTGCCGTGGCATTATTCCAATTTAGCGCGTCTGTTGACCACTGAATGCGGTTCACTGAACCTGCAAGACCCGATTGACCACATGAGACCCACAGTCCGTGTCCATCATTTGCTACTGCTGTTGCGCTCACACTAAACCCGCCAGATAAGATTCGATTCCAATCTTTACCATCTCTGGACCATAATAAGGTTGTTAATGGTGTGAAACTAATATCAAGTGCTGCCACGAAAATATTTCCATCGTGAGAAAAGTCATACACGTTTGTTCCTGACCCTATTGGATAATTTATTGGTGGATAGAAATTATAACCATCTGTGGACCATAAAAGCGGAGCTACATTTGCTAGGAGCGATGAGCCGCCAATTACCCAAGTATTATTTGCAAAAATTACAGCATAAGCACTTGTTTGGAAGGGATTATTTGTTGTTACTTTATTCCAATTACGACCATCTATTGACCACTGAATCGTGTTAAAGTTGTTTGCGCTATCGTTACCTACAGCATATAGTTGTCCATTATACAAATTACCATATACCGCATTGCCACCACCACTAAACATACCGTTATTTGTTGGACCTAAATATGTTCCCTGTTCATTTAGGGACATATAGACCGGTGCAGCATTTGTTGTGTTTTTACCAGTAATGAGCCATTTTGCAGGAAGCGACGGCGTATCATAAATTCCCTGAATGGTACTTGTTGTTATACGCAATGATGAAATGTCTATAATTTGCGCATTTTGGTAAATTGTAGAGGCAAATACATCTGAGCTGCCCGTTTGAACCTCTTGTCCATTCCAAAACAAGGTCAAACTGGAGTCCGCTCTTAGAATTCCAGTAGATAGTACATTTGTACCTCTTATAATTACTGTTGTAGTTTGTAATGTACTTGTGTATACGTAGTCAAATGACGATAGAAACGTAGAGAATGTACTGGTTGGTGGTGGTCCTGAGCCCCCATAGTTAATTTGTGTTCCATTCCAGTATAAATTACCATCAATGTCCATGTTGAGAACGGACGAAATCGATAAATCATTTGCAGGGTGAAGAACTAAGCCAGCTGTTGCCTCAACCGTTGAACCTACTACGAATCGCGTTGTTGCGGTGGACGCATTAATAACTGTTCCTGATAAGCCCTGGTCGTTGAAGAAGAATTCAATCAAGCCCTGTTGCGTTGAGTCTACTGATGCCTGAACACGTGTGGAGCCCTGGTATGAGTTCACGGTTAGAACGCCGCCTCTTGTATTTGGGTCAATAAACATATTCACGCCTGCAACATTGTTTATAGGATTAATGATTGAAGCCGTATTTGCTGTAAGATTTGTAATATTGATAAACATATTTGGTCCATCGAAGCCAAGAACATTTGTTGTTGAATTTGGCTCATATCTGTATCTAATAATTCCGTTATCTGCGGGATTTGGAAGAATTTCAAAGCCAAGCGTTGTTGTTGAATAATTTAGTGCAATTACGGCACTGCCTGTTGAAACGGCGGCTAAATTTATTGTTGCTTGAAAACCCTCATTATACCCAGAAATAACATTACTAGATATATTTATGTACTTCGACATGGCGTGCCCTATTTCCCTTAGATTTTTTAATCGGCAAACATTACCTTGCCTTTACCGTCCTTAATTTCAAAAATATTCCACGATTCGCCATATACTATGATAAAAGACTTACGTGAATTTAACCGGGGGTCGGCAGCTATGGGTGCTAAATTGACACATAGCGTTGCCTGTAAGCTGCGACTTAGATTAAATGTGCCAATAGCTCTATGCGGGGCTTCTTCCTTTGGTCCAAATGTTAGTGTGTAAATATTATTGACACCGCCATTGGGGTCGCGGCTTTCTTTGTAGCTTTTATAGTAATTTGCAACATCGCGTAGGATAGTTGTTGACCACTGATTTATTCGGTCTTTTGTACCCATGTTTAGACGTAAATCCTGAATGAAGGTTGATGCGCCGTTAGGCGGTGGGTTCAATTGATAGTGCTGATTTGCCAGTTGGCTTGCTTCTGTCTGTACACCTACTGTAATGCGACTTGTTGGACCAATAAAATCTAATGGAAGTGGTAATGATACAATTGTTCCTGTATTTAATACGGGCAACCATTTGACATCTTCAACCGTAAAAACACACTGCTGGACCATTTGAAACGGAAGGGCGACGACTGTTCGTTTAAGATATTCTTGTGAATCTCTGGGTATATAGACCTGCGTAGTTTCTAGCGCGACTAGCGGTGGTCCAATTTCATTTCTTTGAAGTGTTTGGAACGGTTGCGGTGATTGATTTCTGGCTACTTGTTGCAGAAACTGCGATGCCCAGGGTTTGGGTTGGAGCCTACCATCTGACGTTTCAATCAGGTCTTCTAACTTTCTTAGGTGAACACGTAGGCGAAAGCGCTGACCTGTAAGAGCGGTCATTGGGAATCCCATATCATCAAGATACTGATTTCCCAAGACTGGTAGATAGACACGTAATTTGCCTGGTGTTGCAGCCTTTGCGATTTCATTTGGACCTGGTCGGTGTCTGCCCTGTGACCGTGCATAGATAGACGATGTTGGCTGTTGACCCGCGCGCCAATTTAACCACTGTCCCCAAAACTCATGGAGCAGAATCTGGTCATTAAAGACTTGGACCTTTTCAATGAGGGCTGTGCCAATATCTTGTGTGTATCCGAATTCCACCCCGTTTATATCTGTTGTTATTGATGTCGGGTTTTGTCTGGCTTGTGCCAATGGTAGCCAACTGGGTAAGTCGATTAGCAGTATAAAATTCTTAACAATATCACCGACTGCCTCTATTTCAAAATCGGCGTACTTGCCCCAGTCCGCGTTATTACGGGGCTGCGTTATACGTATTTCTTGTGTGAATGCCGGCTGTTTTGAATAGACACTGTGAAAATGACAGATTTTTGGATTTGATGTAAAAAATGTGTCCTTCTTGCCACGCGCAACTAAATCAAGGAGACCGCCGCCAGATGACATTCCCTAACTAACGTCTTATACTTATTTTAAGTACGTTCCTGGAGGGAACGTACTTAAAATAAGTATAATAGTAACCAGGTGATACCAAACGGGACCCCTTTAAAAGGGGGTTCCGTTTGGTATTTGACGGTAGGGAATTTAAGATAACGTTAAGTAGCGAACTGTTGATGAACCTCATGGATTAAATACCATGACATACTATACGCTCTTTAGCCTCCGCTTCCGTAAGAACCTCCTGTTCGACTAGCCAACTCTTTACATTGTCACGCTGGTCACCCTGGAGCTGAATAATTTCATTCTGCTCCTTATCTTTTAAAACTGTGGCGGCGCAACTGAAAGACTTCTTCATATGTTTAGATATGCGCTTCAGGTCAAGGTCGTCATCCAAGCCTTCGACGATGGTGATGCTTCGCGGTCCGGTTTTTTGGAAACGAATGTGTATCTTGCTCTTGTGAATGTCTAGCTGCTTCACCACATTTGTATTAAAGTCGTCATCTTCAAATGTATTAAATGATGCCATTTTTTGCTAATGTCTTTATTTAAGGGCGTTATTCAAATTTTATTTATATGGTTAGTTAAAAATTGAAAAACTTGAGTTTTTCTTAGATTTAGTTAAAATGTCACAGCAACTGCAACTGCAACCCAATCGCTTTAATTCTAAGGTCAATGTTCATATTAGCCGAAATGGTGGTCCGCCTGTAGTGATGGAGTTTGGTGACCTTCAGCAGGCACACGTCTGGATTCACAGTCACACGCATGCTGACTGGACGCGCAAAAGCTTCGCATCGCTTGCTGCTGGACTTGAGGAGGCGGTACGCATTGATGGTATTCGTTTCGGGAATGTTTGTGCAGCATACCGTGATGATGAGCGCTTTCGCGTATTTTACGGGTCTGTGATTATTTAGATGTGTATTTGGCTCAATAATCCTATTTTTGTAACAACATCTAATACTGAATAGGCTATATTTGTTGCATCGTCTTGCAATATATAGTTTGATTTTAGGAGCCAGATAGCCGGATATAGAGTCCAGCAGGCAGCAAGAAAGGTTGCTGCCTGTTTTTCTATCGGTAAGTTGATAAGAATATAGAGGATTGGTAAAAATAGCAGGCAGCCTAATGTGAACCAGGCGACCTTTTTATTCTTGTCTGTTTCATTAATGCCAAAGTAGCCTGCTGCTATCATCATTGTATCCAGTATTAGTGTAATTTGAATGAATTCCGTTGTTACGTTATTTTGATTTAGAACAGCTAACAACATTAATGGCGTTGTTAATAGCCAGTCTGCGTAACGGTATTTTTCAATGTTTTTCTTATCGCGAATCATATTCCAATGTGCTATTGCAGCAATAGCTGGAATTAGAGCAAACCAGGGTGCTGCTGAGACTGCGTAGTAGCAGGAGGCTGCAAACATTGTGAAAAATACGGCGTAGTGAACGGCTGATTCTGCCGTTGTCATTCTGTTAATGTTGACGGTTATTTTCATCGTATGTGTTGTACCTGTCCACATTGTACTTATCTGTGTCCGCTTTATTGTACACTGTGAATTCGGCAACATAGTTCGCGTCAGTGTGCCACATATTGTAGTCAGCCATGGTTAAGTCCAGGTTGATTAGAGGAGTCCCGTAATCAGAACTTGGCGTACCAGTAAAGACCACATATGCGTAGTCAGGCTTGAAGCCGATTATGTTGAGTAGGTCGGCAATTGTAGTCTGGGGATTGGCTGCGTTTAGCGGCGGTGCCTTTGACCCATCGGGCAAATAGATTTGTACCTTTACGGATGACATTTTTTTGCATTTACTTTATGGTTCATTTGTGTATTCATTTTTTCACGATAAAAATTGAGTAGATGGTTTTTGGTTAGTTTTTTACAAAAAATGGTAAGGTGTAAGGCAAAGACAAGTTGCGGACGACTGTGCAAGCTTCATCGCATTGAGGGGCATAATACGTGCTTTATGCACTTACCAAAGGAGCCCAATCCTCAGCTTCCCTTTAACAATCAGTCACAGGCGGAGATTCTTGCGGAGAAGAAGGTCAATCAGCTTCTTTGGTCTGCTTCCTCTGCTGCTTCAAACCAAATCTGTGATGAGCCCCTCCTAATCGTCAGTGATTCAAGTGGACCCCTGGATGCTGTCGTCATTGATGAGACAACAGACAAGGATAAGCTATGCGGTCACTCTTGCATTGGTTTGGCTACAGCATGCTGCTATTGTAGCGATGAGCGACCACTAAACGCCGAATATACACGTCATGTTGAGGGGCTTGGTGACCTAAGTATCGGTCTGCGCGATGACGACTATTGTGAATCATGTAAAACCTGGACCTCTGGGCAGCATACCATGCCAGTGATTAAGAAGTTCAATGCCATTGTATCGGCTCGTGTATGTGAGGGCAAGAAAAAGGCACTAGGTGCTTTTGGATTGACTGTTTGCAGTGAAATCAAGGACACCATTCAGCAGCTAGTAGAGATTCACAACCTACTTTACACCTATTCAGTGGAGCAGACTCTGACTAATAGCGACACTCCTGATAAGCAGCAGGGAACGGGACTACATCCCTAATGTTATCAATGCCCGTACAAATACGAACAAGACGGTCAAATCCCAAGCCTGCACCAGCGCTAGGCGTTGAGCCATTGCGCCTGAGGTCAATATACCACTGAAGCGGCGTTGGGTCCATTTTTCTTTCTGCTACTGTAGCCATTAGGCGCTCATAATCGTGTTCCCTTACGGATGAGCCAATCAGTTCGCCCAGACCTGGAATCAATAGGTCACAACCCTGGACTGTCTTGTTATCAGCGTTTGCCATCATATAGAAGGACTTGAATTGCTTTGGATAGTTGTAAACAAAGACTGGGTGCTTGTAAACATGCTCCGAAATGTACTTCTCACACTCTGAGCCCAGGTCTTCGCCCCACTTTGGTAGCACGGTCAGCTTGTACATGGCTTGAATTGTTGGCTTATGTGCTTCGATTAAGGCTATTGCCTGGTCATATGTTATCCTATGGTAACTCTTGTGTGTGAATGACTTTAGCTTCTCAATAATGCCCTTACTGGTGAACATGTTCAATGAGTCCAGGTCGTCAGCATGGTGTTCCAGTACATAGTTGTAGGCGTACTGTGTAAATTCCTCTGAAAAGTCCATCAGGTCGTCCAGGTTGGACCATGCGGTTTCCCACTCCAGATGCTCAAATTCTGCCAAGTGGCGCGTTGTTCGGGATTTTTCTGAGCGAAATGACTTATTTGTCGTATATACCTTTGTTAAGCCAGCACACAGGGTTTCTAGCTGAAGCTGGCTGCTAACTGTTAAGAATGCCTGCTTTGCAAAGAAATCCTTTGAATAGTCGATGTTTTGGGTCTTATCGTGCTGAGGAATGGTGCTTGTGGTCTTATCTAGTAGGGTTGTTATAGTAAAGACTTCACCGCCGCCTTCACAATCACTGGTCGTCACAATGTTGGGATTCAGATGGTGATACCCCTTCTTGTGAAAGAACGTGTGCGTCGCATATGATAGCCCGGCGCGAATCCGCATTACTGCGTTAATTGTTCGCGTCTTGACCCGTACATCCTGGTGTTCTCTTAAACTATCTAGACTGGTCTTCTTGGCGTTCAGAATGTAGGTCAGCGGGTCGTGGATTTTACTGGCATACAGAATTTGTACTATCTTAATTTCGACTTGGTCTGCCTTTGTTGGGTGCTGAGAAACTACACCTGTGACTGATAGTGCTGAACCTACTGACAAATGCTTGATTTGGTCAATTATGCTTTGGTCTTCTGTTACCAGTTGCGCGGTCTTTGATGTTGAGCCATCAAAGACCTCTACAAAGGCTAGCGCGGCTTGGGTCCGAATGTTTCGTGTCCAGCCATTTACAGTTATTGTTGTGTTTAGAAGATGGGTGCTAATCTCCTTAATATCCGTGTGTTTCTGCTTGTGTGTAATGAGCGCCATTTTGGTCATTTGGTTTAGGATTGACGATAATCAAATTTTATCTATTAATAGTAGGGATGGATAGTTATGTTCAAATAGCTATTAAGTTTTTGATAATAGTAATACATTTTATCGGTGTAACAATCGTAACGCTGATTATACTTTTTAGTGAAGACCCGGTTTTACTGTTAGCTATTATTATTTGTCAGTCGATTGTTTTCTACCAACTTGTTTTGGTCGATGGGTGCCTAATATCAAAGTATGAATGGCTATTTGGCGGCGACTTTAATGGTACAGACATAGGCAAAAAAATGTTTTTCCTGTCTGATGCCTTACCACCCGCGGACTTTGAGAAAATGATTGTTGGCATTCCGCTGCTTTTGTGTATACTAAAACTGGGTCTCATGCTGATGCCCAAACACTTCTTGAGTAAAGTACAAAATAAGTATATGAGTTTTGCAAGTCTGCGGATTCCACGGACGGTTGATATTATTGTGCGGACTAAGCCCTACTAATCAAGCTTCAAATAAATTTTCAGCAAGCCTGCTAAAGAAAAGGCGAAGACTGCATGAGGGATTTCTTTTACCATATTTGTATATGGCTTTTCCGGTTCACAACGTGTATTGAAAAGGGCATCAAAAAATTCAGGGTCGTAATTACAATAGTGCTTTACATGGTGGAGCGCGTGACCTGGGTCACCTCTAATACTATAATCCAGAATATGCATTGTTATGTATAAGAAGGAGGCGCCAATTAATAAACTTGGACTCAACACCTCAAAATTAAAGAGCCGCTGCACAATAAAAATTATGAAGAAGCCGAAGAAATTCACAATCGCCTCAATAATTAATTCTAGGGCTCTTGGCATTGGTATAGTTTTGTCATGATGTAGAAACACATGAGGATTTAGATAACGGAGCGGTCCCTTACTACTGATTTGGTGTGCAAAGACGTGACCGGCGTAGCTCCAGCAAAGAATAAATAACGACTGCAAAATAGCGTTTGGAAAACTGTATTTTGGTAATGCTAATAATGAACCCATTAGGGTCCATGCAATAATTGTCGGAACGTATGCTTGGATGAATTCATTGACTCTGATGTTAGATTCGGATGACATTTCACCTATCTGTGTATTAGTAATGAAAATATTTTGAGTAGCGACCGCTTAAGGCTTTTACGCCATATTTATGTTAATGAGCCAATTAGTCGGCGACGTAAAGGGTACTGATGTTCAGCCTATTACTAAGCCCTACATTGGTCTTAATGGCGTTCCTATCGACCCAATCAAGCCAATCTTTATGACGTCTATAAGGATGCAAGAAGAGCAGCTTTGGGCTAATGGTCTTTTTCAGAACATTTTTATATTGTATAAGCTATTTGAAATTGCCGGATATTGCCCCTTTTTACTGGTCGATGATAATAAGAAGCATGTAACATCTAAGCTTTTTGAGAAATTCCGTACCATCGACGCAAATGAATGGGCGGCTAAGCCGTTTCGTATTTACGCCTATATTGAAATGGGTATGTCCTGCGGCACTCAGATTCGACAACTGTTTAAGAAATCTGGAGCACGCACATTCAAGCTGTACTTGGGTAACATTCTGAACATTGATATTGAGATTCCCATGTTTAGTCCAGGTACGAATTTTTGCCATCATATGGTCGGTGACATTGATACTATACTGGTGTCATCCCATTATGATTTTCATCAAGAGTATGCGGCAGCAATCAATCGCGTTTATCCCTCTGTTTTGGTAACACCGTACGTATGGGAGCCGTTCTTTGTCCAGGACTTGGCAGATACGTACAAGCATAGAGGGTGCGCGCCCTACAGTTTTACCATCATTGAACCCAATATTTCATTCCAGAAATGTTCATTGATTCCCATTATGATTATTGAGGCTTACTATAGGCGTTCACCTGAGAAGGTTCATGAGGTTGCCGTTATTAACGGTGCCAAACTACTGGAGTCACAGTATTTCAAGATGACGATTTTGCCGACGCTGGACGTGTATAAGGCGGGTAAGCTGCATCTGTTGGCGCGGGCAGACACCCGCACATTGGCAAAGGCGATGAATAATCACATTTTGATTCAACACACGGTCAATAACGAATACAATTACATCTTTTTTGAGCACATGCTGATGGGCTTTCCTGTTATTCACAACTTTCC